ACAAGAACTGCATCAGACGTTGACTTCTCACTTCGTTAGCCATCAACGATTCTGTACCACGAGCATTGACTTCCAAGTCACCTCTGATTTCAGGGTCGAAGTCAAACTGCATGTTGAAGCTGAAAAAGGCTTTACCGAGTGGTGCCAACAAGTAGTCATCGACGTTCTTAATCACTGTCTTGATCGAACCACTAGCAGCATTCATCAGCATTGAAATACCAGACGCTGTACGACCAACACCACTCACACCAGTTTGACCGTGAGCAAACGATGGCATACCTGTAGCTTCATCGGAAAGCTGACGAGCCTTGTCAAACAACTGAAGGTTCTCTTGCGACACGTTAGGAAACTTAGTACCGAACAAGCTTTGACCGGGAGCACCACCTTGACGACGAAACACTTTACCGGGATAGACGCTCATGTCTTGACCGGGTACAAGATTGGTTTCATCAATCTCAAACACCAAGTTGCCTGACAACACAGCGTTATCAACAGCCATACGCATGAAGCCGTTCATCAATGTCTGTGTGTCGTCCATGTTCTCTGCAACACCAATACCAGCAAGGCTGTATGGGTTGAGTTCGTAAGGGACAGCGTAGTAGGGAATCTTTGAAGGCTTGAAAGGATTCAACACCAAGCGAAGAATTTTACCGTTGCAATACCAGATGTTTGCTTGCAGTTCACCAGCGTCTTTGAATTCTTCAGGAATGTCCACTTCGTTTTCAATGAGCAGATCAACATCAACGTTGCCCCAATACTCCAGCACTTCAAAGCGATCAACACCGAAGTTCAAAGAGTAGTCTTTGATGGTGTCTTCCCAATACTTCTTCACATACCCTTCACCACCAGCAATGATGTCATCAATGACGTTCTTACGGAAATGAGGACGGTTCTTCAACTGGCGAAGCTGAGTGCGTGACAGCTTGTGTCGTTCAATGACGTATTGGCACTCGTCTGTATTGTTAGCGTCTGGGTCCCAATAGAAGTTCCAGATAGAAACGTGAGAGCCTTCAGGCAATGTCTTGATGACTGGAGAATATGTACCGTCTTCTTTCCAGTTGGGATATTCTTTGTTGACAGCGAACGGACCCTTCATCACACCTGTACCGAACAACGACATTTCAAAGCCTGTTGATCGGAGATGCTTATTCATGTTGCTTTCATTAAGCTGGTCATGAATCTTCTTCTCCATCTTCTTAGCTGCCACCATAGCAGGATTGAATGTCACAGACGATGGTGTTTGCCCCGGACCCTTCTTCAAGCCGGGAATATCTTTCAAGTCATCCTTCAAAGCACCCAACATCTCCTCAAGCTTGTCGAGGTCAAAGTCGTTACCGATGGCAGCACTACCTTCTTCACCAAACGGAATAGATGGTGTAGGCTGTGTTGTAGCTTTAGGGTCGAAATGAACAGACTCCAATACACCTTCAGGTAACACAGACGGGTCGATGCTCAGCGGAAACTTGTTGTTAGAAAACAACACATCAATGATTTGACCGTATGCTGCCAACACCTTAGTCTTTGTCACCTTCACAAACACACGAGACTTCTCAGTCGATGTGAATTGCATATCAGGACCGTACAAGCCGCGATAGTTGCGATAGGCACGTAGCCAACGTGTCTCGTCAGAGCGACGACTTTCTTCAGCGCGGTTGTAGCGCTCGTTGACGAACGCAATCAGGCCACCAGCTTTGAAGGTGTCTTCGGTTTTGGTAGAGTCGTCCAAGACAATGTTCTTGTCGCTTTGTGGTTTGTCAATAAGTGCCATAGTTTTCCGTAAAGATGTTGCAGAGGTATAACATTGAACCTCTTAGTAGTAAATATTTCAATATCCAAACACAGGGTCTGCCACAGACATACCGGATGTCTGAGAAGCAGGATCGAAATCAAACAATCCGCTGCGTGGACGACTCATAACACCATAACGCAAAGCGTCATAGGTGTGATCGTTGCTAACTTTGGTGTTAATGTCTTCGTTATTTGTCTTATCAATTGGTAAAGTTGGTAAGTCAGCAATGATTTGTGTGCAAGTATTGAAGAACACTATACGAGGTGCTTCAGTGTACTGATCAACCTGCAATCGGCGGTGTATTTCGTTCTTACCAGCCACCCTGCTACCAGCAGAACGGTCAGCAGGACGCCAACGACACCCCTTCATTATCATTCGTTCAGCAATAGATGGTCCAGTGTCACCACGTTTGTGCCAACATGAGCTATCCAGCACCCCATAACGAATCTTCTCATCAGATTCAGCGTTCAATATCATCACAGCCAAGTCTTCTGCCAACACTTTGCTGACATAAAGCTCTCGGTAGACAACCAAACTGTCGTCAGGTGCTACAGCAAACCACAACACAGCGCTATGGCTACCATATCCGTAGTCACAAGACCTGAATCGGGGCCAGTTTGAGGGAATGGTGAAGGGTTCTACTACGTGAATACTTCTATTGAACTCAGAAAACGCCGCACCTTCAGCAATATCCCAATTTCCTTCAAGCAATTGCTTACGTTGATGCTCCGGTAGAGACAACAACATGGTTTCGTAGTCACCAGACTCAGCCAAATAAGGGTTGTCTGCTAGTTTTGCAGAGATGAACTTGCGCTTAAACAGAGGCAAGCCCTCTTTGCTGTGCCCTTTTGGGTACACCAGCATCTGTCCTGTATCAATATCGGTAGCATAAAAGCTTTTACCGGGCGGTGCAGGGACAATGAACATCTTCCTGACCCATTGATGACCGGGTCCACCGGGGTTGGTGGTAGCTCTCATGAACACTGGCAGGTCTGGAGCAGCAGTACGCAGACGAGAACGCATGTAGTTGTAGGCAAACGGCGTAGGCCACTGCGTCAATTCGTCCCAAGCAATGTAGGAGAACGACAAACCCTGATAACGCATAACGTCTTCGTCACGGTCAAGGTAGGACATCCACAGTTTGCCACCACTTGGGTGCTGCCATTGCATCTTTCTCTCACTCCATTTGATGCCGGGATATATCTTCGGATACATCTCTTGCGATTTCCAAATGAGTTCACGCAGTTCTTCGGTGGTGTGACGAAGAATGAGTCCAGAGAATTGGGGATGGGCTATGTAGCGAAGAGGGTCAGCAAGAATGGCATAGCTTTTACCACCACCAGCAGCACCACCATACAACACCTCACGTTCAGGAGCAGCTAGGAAAGCTGTCTGAGGACCGGGGTTGGGTTTGAATATGACGTTCTCATACTCAACAGGCTCAACTATCGGTGCTATTGTCAGAGAAGGTGGCGCTAAGTTGGACGAATCGATCACTACCGAAGAAGCTGTCTTGTCCGGTGCCTGTTCTTTTTTCGTACTCTTGCGCTTTCTTAAGGGCTTTTTCGTACCTGTCGGCAAGCTCTCGATAAGTAGAGGACTTACGTCTTTGGGACTGTTCACTCTTAATCCTCTTCATTAAACCAACATGACTTATTTCTCTACCAGTCACAGTAGTGAGCCAAGCAGCAACCTGTCTCAAACTATATTGCTTCAGATGTTTCTTAGCTTTCTCCAGCGCCTCTAGCTCTAAAGGTACAGGAACAAGCCATCCATCATCAGCTTCATCAGCTATGTAACCAAATGGAATGGTTCGACCTAGCCTCGGAATCTTAACATACTCTTTTGCATCTTTTGGTTGTGGGAGTATAAAGACACCGAGGCCGAAGTCGTAAGCTGTTGTAGCCTCTGTCATTCTTCTTCACGTTCCTTAGCAGGCAATATCATGACACCGCCTGTGTTGCTCTCTACCTGCACCTTCTCAGTCTTTACCAGACCAGCACGGTCAAGCAAGTCTTTAGCGGCTGACATCTTCTCTTTGAGGCCAAGCTCTGTAGGATCGTCAATGGCAGCAATCATAGCCACCGCAGCCTTTGGAGCCGCCATAGCAATGTAAAGCTGTGTAGCTTCAATGATCTCTTCCTTCAAAGCATTGGTGAGTTGTCTGCGGCTATAGCCTTCAGAGAACCCTGCCATCTTCATAGCGTGATTGATGTTGCCATTGGCTTCAGCAAACAACACCTCAAGGAATCGTTTCTGTTGTTCTGTAAGTTCTTTTTTAGCCATTATTCAAAGGATCGTAATATTCTTCAACACTCACTGTAGCGTCCATAACTGAGCCAGCTTCAGGTGTTACAACAATGTAGTCACCAGCACTCAATGCCAGATAGCTACCGTCAATTTTCAGATAGTTGTAAGCAGAAACAGTGTAGCCACCAACAATGTAATATTGTTTGTTCAAGCTTTCATCGTGCCATTGGATTGACACTGTCTTATTACCAGAAGTGGTGTTGGCTACAAAGAGCAACTCCACCCTAGAAGCATGATTGGGAGGACAAGTATAGATGGTGTTGGCAGCACCAGCTACCAAGTTGGTACCAACGCTACGAGTCTTTACAGCCTTGTTGTTTCCGTTAGCCATTACTTCTTAGCTTTCACTTTAGCTTCAGACAATGCAATTGCAATGGCTTGCTTAGGACTCTTCACAACTTTGCCGCCTTTGCCGCTGTGCAGGGAGCCTTCTTTGAACTCTCCCATCACTTTGGCAACTTTGGCGGTTTGCTTCTTTGTCTGCTTCATTTCTTCTTAGCCTTCATGGGCTTACCAACGCCAATCATGATGGCAACCATAGGCTTACCCTTGCCTTCTTTGGTAAGACATTTACCAGCAGCCTTGCATTTAGCAGGAGTGGGGCAGCCTTCGCAGGGCTTGAACGCTTTCTTTGTAGCCATATTATTTCTTCGCTTTCTGTGCAGGTGGTACTGATGCACCACAATTAGCCATGCCACCTTTGGCATACTTCTTAACCATACCGCCTTTTCTGAATTCCATATCGTCCGACTCACGATCAACTTGTTTTTGAATACTATCGCGAATACTATCGCTACTCATTGGTCGTTTCTTATTGGCATCAGCACGATTCTCTACTTGCTTCTTAGTGAGCTTACCTTCTTTTTCTTTTTCCTTCAAAGACTTAACCATGTCTTTGTTTTCTGTTCGACGATCAAGTTCCATTTTAGAATAGTATTTGTCGTCTTCTTTACCAGACTTGCTAATCTTTTCAAGCTCATCTTTCTTCTTCGTGACCATTTCTCTCATCTTAGTCAGATGCTCAACTTCAGCTTTCACAGCACCTGTAACATCTTTCTTCATTGCCTTTGTTGCAAATTTACCGAGAATAGACATCACTTACCGCCTTTCTTTGCTTTAGCAACAGAGCCACCCTTAGCCATCATTGGCTTCTTCTCAGCCATACCACCATACATCATTGGCTTAGCAGCGGTCTTCTTAGTAGCAGGCTTCTTCACAGCACCACCCTTAGCCAGCTTCACACCAGCTTTACCAGCAGCCTTCTCTTCCAGCTTCACAGCTTCGTCGAGATAGGTGTTACGCACGTCTTGAGGCAGGCTCTTGTCCTTTGCCATCTCACGCAATTTAGCAACCTTAGCTGCTGCTGTCATTTGATTCATAGCCATGATAGTTTCTTTCAATAAAAAATAGAGGCCATGCCTCAACGTTATAGTTATAGCATGTTAACGGTATTTAGCCGTCTTCTTTGCCACACTCTTAGGCTGAGCAACAAACTGCTTACCCTTCGCCTTACCTTCACGCTTAGCCTTTGTCGTTGCTGCATACTCAGCAGAGGTCAAAGCCTTTATAGCCTTCTCAGGCAAATAACGCTCCCCTGTTTCCGACGAAGGCTTACCAGACTTTGTTGTCCATTTCTGGTCTGTCCATTCCTTTAGAGACTTCTGTGGCGCTTTCATTTGTAGCCTCCACCAGCAGCTTTGTATTCCTTAGCCAATAGCTGCGCCTTACGAGCGCTCCATTGGCCTGCATCACCACCTTTGGTGCCAGCTTTAATCTTCTCAAACAAAGCCTTACGCATTGTTGGCTTGGTGTAGTTGCCAGCCTCATTCACTTTAGATTTTGTAGCCATCACCATTTCACCTTATGTGACCAATACCTAGCCGACATCTTGTCCGGTGTAGGGTCTTGAGCGTTATGCCGTGCGTAATAGGACTTCTTACGAGCCTTGTCCTTCTCGCTAGTAGGGTTGTCACCAGCGCCTTTAACACCCTGCTGACCAAAGCGAATGAGCTTCACCTTGTCACCCTCTTTAGCCAACACAGCATGACTCTTTGTCGGATGATCTGGTGTTGCCTTTGGCTTGTTGTAGCCACTAAACTCTTCACTGCCTCGTTTGATTGCCATATCAATATCGTCCTTTACCGCGCCTATCGCGCCAGCCTTCTTCACACATCGCCTTCTCTACAACATCTAAAGGGAAGTAGTAGCCTGTGTGCTTCTCTAAAGCGGCTCTAACATAATAGACATCACTGTGCGGTATATGTGTGTTGTCTAAGTTGTCACGGTGTAGCGCTTTAAACACTTCCGTTGCAACAGAATAAGGGGGACTGTTCAACATCCCTTTAGCTTCAACCGCTTGTCTACTCAACAAAATATTCATATGCTTCTATATAGGTCTTCATAGCTGCCTATCTTCAGATGTGTAGGCTAGTGATGAAAGAGTATATAGCTAAACAACAACAAAGTAAACAACAAACAGAAAGAACATCTATAGTTGGTATCTTCACAGTCGATTTTGTGTTAGCGTCTTTATAGACTTCATAGACTGTGTTTAGCGTTTGATGATTGTCTATAATCGTTTGTCAGCACAGAGCAACATCAATTCATATCAACAACATCATCTATGCTCACTGCATTGCTATGTTGTCTATATAGCCCCTACCCCTACACCCCATAGTTTTACTCCGATTGAAAATGTTGTCAAGCGATATATTTGCATATGTTGTTTTGTTGCAACATAGTGTAGCTAAAGAGTAGTAGTAGCTGCATTGTAAGCTATCCACAGTCCATTACTAATACATAAATGCTGTAGGTCTATGTCGTCCCTCCTATAGTCCGGAATCTAAGGCTATGTTTTCACAGTCGATTTTCTGTAGCGGCATAGCCTGTGTTGTTGGAAACGCTTTAATGGTCCTGTAGGGGGTCGTTGTAGGAGCAAGGTAGGGTAGTACTGACCCTGTGACGTTAATCGATTGTAGGCATGCTACAGGCCGTGGGTGGGCTACATAGAATACGGATAGATCGTTTTAGACGGTGGTGGTTAACAGGTTGAAAAAGGCTCTTCCGTGGGCTTGATGGTATACAAATAGCGCCCCACCCCCCACTGGCCCACGCCCCCGCCACGTCTAGGCAGGCGCTGCGCTGGCGCATGCGGCTATGCATATGCAGCGCAGGGTGACAGGCATAGCGCTGTGTAAAATCACGCGAGCATACGTAAGTCGTTGTCATGTATGAAGAATCTTCGATTCTGGCAACTGATTCAAAAACAGTTGCCGATACCCTTGTTTCGCCAAATGAGAATGATTCTCAACTAGACCGGGGTGATGTAAGTGGCGGTATCTC